GGCCCTGGACTCGGGCGGGGGCCTGGCCCCCTGGAAGGCCACCATGGCGGCCTGTGGCCTGATCATGCGCCGGGGTCTGCGGGCCCGCCTGGAGGCCCTGCTGGCCGAGTTCGGAGACCCCTGGTACGCCTCGGACGCCTCCAAGGCGGCCTGTAAAGCGCTCATCGAGGAGGCCGCGGCGGTGGGTGGGGCCAACGATCGCAAGGAGCAGGGCTCGGCCCTGCATGCCATCACCGCCCTGGTGGACGCCGGCACCACCCCCCAGCATCTCACCGAGGAGACCGAGCGGGATGTGCTGGCTTACGTCACAGGGCTGGGCACGGCCGGTATTGCCCTGGTGCCCGGCGCCATCGAGGTGATGGTTGTGCTCGATGCCCACCAGGTGGCCGGCACCTTCGACCGTCTGGTCACCGCCCCGGGCTACAAGCTCCCGCTGGTGGCCGACCTCAAAACGGGGTCCTCGGTCGATTACAGCTGGCAGCCCTGGGCCATTCAGTTGGCGGCCTATTCGAGGGCCGATGCCATCTACCACCAGGGCCCGGCGCGCGACGGTTCGGCCGACCGCCGCGACCCCATGCCGGCCGTCGACCAGCACACCGGGCTCATTTTCCACCTCGACGCCGGCACCGGGGTGCTCAACCTGTACCTGCTCGACCTCGACGCCGGCTGGAAGGCCTTCGAGCTCTCGATGGCTGCCCGGGAGTGGTCGAGGGCCAAGGTCTCGGCCGAGTACACCCCCGGTGACCTCACGCCGGCCCTGGAGGCCTCCGTAGAGGCCGCAGAGACCACCAAGCTACGGGCCTGGCTACAGGGCCGTATCGACACCGTAGGGGCCCACAGCGCTGCCGCCGGGCTCGACCTGGGCCAGTCCTGGCCCCCCGATCTGCCGACGTTGAGGGCCTCCGATGCCCACACGCCGGCGCAACTCGACGCCATAGAGCTCCTGCTCAACGGCATCGAGCGGAGGTGGGAGATTCCATTCCCACCTCCGCACCCGGGCGGCCTGCTGGCCGCCAAGCGCATTCAGCAGGCCTTCCCGGGGTCAACCACCAACGACAACGACAACGACAAGGAAACCAAATGAATGAGTCCGTACCCCTATCCGCCCTCGGTGGCTCGGTCAACGCTCCCGCCGGTAAGTTCACCGACATCGGGGACAAGCACGCCGGCCGCCTGGTCACTCCACCGGTCGAGCGCCAGCAGACCGACCTCGACCGCAACCCGCTGGTCTGGCCCGATGGGACCAAGCGCACCGAGTGGCTGTTCACCATCGAGGAGGACAGTGGCGAGCGGGTGACGCTGTACGCCCGCCGGGGCAACTACTCGGGCAACGGCCTGGCCATGCTCGATGCCATTATCGAGGCCGTGACCGAGGCCGGGGCCGACGCCATCGAGGTGGGGGGCAAGCTGGCCGTGGTCTACTCGGGCACCCAGAGTCTGGGCAGTGGTAAGACGGCCAAGCTGTACAAGGCCCAGTACCAGCCGCCGGCGCCGGCCAGCGTGCCTATGGACCTCTTCACCCAGTGACGGCCGAGGCCGCCACCTTGGCGGCCTTGGCCTATTGGCGGGCGGGGTGGCATCCGCTACCCCTGCCCGCCGGCGCCAAGTACCCGCCCCCGGATGGCTGCACCGGCCACGCCGGCCGAGATCTGACCGAGGCCGAGGTGAGCTCAGGGGCCTGGACTGGCAACGTCGGGCTGCGCATGCCCCCCGATGCCCTGGGCATCGACATCGACGTCTACCACGGGGGGCGGGCCACCATTGAGGGCCTGGTGGCCCGGCGGGGTCTGCTGCCCAAGACCTGGATCTCCCATAACGGGCGCGACGACGGCTCGGGCATCCGGTTCTACCGGGCCCCGGTGGGGCGGTGGGTGGCCAGCCTGGCCGGGGTCGAGATCATTCAGCGGGGCCACCGTTATGCCGTGGTGGCCCCCTCGATGCACCCCGATGGCCGGCCCTACGAATGGTGGGACGAGACCATCGGCGGGCCCTCGGAGATCTGGCCCCAGGTCGATGACCTGCCCGAGCTCCCCTGGCCCTGGATCGCTGAGCTCTCGCGCGCCACCACCGGGGAGGAGACTTCGAGCGCTGCGAGCTCGACCGAGGTGGCGGCCTTCGTGGCCGCTCACGACCTGGCCCGCCAACCCGGCTACCTGGGCGGGGTCATCGTGGCCGACCTGCGCTCCCGGGTGGTGGCCGGTCACTCCCGCCACGACTCCACCCAGCACGCCCTGATCTGGGCGGCCGAGATGGCCGCGGCCGAGGTGATCTCGGCCGCCGAGGCCTTCCGAGAGGTGGCCGCGGTCTGGGTGCGGGTGATGGACCCGGGGCGACGGGCCGAGCTCACCTCCGACCGCCGCACTACCGAGTTCGAGGCCATGGTGCGCCATGCCGTGGGCAAGGCCGAGGCCAAGACACCGGCCGAGCTCCGACGACTGTCGGACCGGGCGGGGGTGCTGCGGGTGGACCTCGATTCCCGGGAACCTGACGTAAGTCAGGGCCAGGAGGAGGGCGGGTGGCCACTGATCGACTGGGCCGACGTCCACGACCCGGGAGAGGACCTGGTGGAGCGACTCGTTCTGCCGGGCCGGTGGCTGCAGCTGGTGGCCGGGCCCAAGGTGGGCAAATCCTCGCTCCTGGTCTGGTTGGCCATCGGGCTGGCCGAAGGTCACCCCATCTTCGATGGGGTGAAGGTCGACCCGGTGGAGGTGTTGTACCTGGACGGGGAGATGGGGCGGGATCTTCTGGAGGAGACCATTACGGCCTGTGGGCATGATCCGCTCCACCTGGCCCACCTCCACTGTTCGGAGGAGCTCGGGCACCTCAACGACCGCACCGACGCCGGGCGCCTGCTGGCCCTGGTCGACCGCCTGGGGGCCCGCCTGGTCATCCTCGACGGCCTCAACGGGTTCCTGGGCCCGGGGGCCGAGGAAAACAGTTCCGACCCCTGGCGGGCCCTGCACGAGCTCACCGTGCTACCGCTCAAGCGCCGGGGGGTGGCGGTGGTATCGGCCGACAACCTGGGCAAGGACAAGGCCAGGGGGGCGCGCGGCTCCTCGGCCAAGATCGACAAGGCCGATGCGGTGGTGGCCATCACCCGCACCGACGCCGGCCTACTGATCAAGGCCACCCACCGCCGGGGCAGCGGTTACCTCACCGAGCTCAATCTGGCCGGCACAGGGTTTGACGGCTCGGGCTCGGTCACCTATCGCAAGACCGAGACCGGTTGGCCCGATGGCACGGCCGAGCTCGTGGCCATTCTGGACCGCCTCGGGGTGCCCCTGAATGAAGGCCGGCCGAAGGTGCGAGCTCGACTGAAAGCGATAGGCGAAGAGGCCCGGACCGAAACTCTGGCGGCCGCCATCCGCTACCGCCGCCAATACCCCATCCGACCCGGTAAGAAATCCACCTAAATGGGATGGGACAGGCAAATCGGACATTGGACGGGGACAGTTTTCGGGGACAGGTTCCAAATATGCCCTCTGACCTGCTGGGACAGGTTGCGGGGACAGCGGGGACAGGTCCTCCCGGTGATAGGGGACAGTCCCCCCACCCATAGGTGGGGACAGTCCCACCGGTCCCAAACCCCCCAAAATCCTCAGGAGGAGAAATGAACGCTGAAACCATCCTCGACCTGGCCCACCGGGGCCTCTTCTACGCATCGCCCGGGCGCCCAAGTTCGGTGATCGCCGGCGAGCTCGGTGCCGACCCTTCGGGGTGGGTGGTGGCCTGGGCCCACGCCGGCCAGGCCTCGGGGCACGAGTGGCGGGGCTGCCCGATCTGCCACCAGGCCCAGCTGGTCGCCCTCGGGGCCAAGCATGGATGCAAGATGACCCCTCGATGCCCAGGACACCTCGAACGACTGGTGCCCTGGCCCAGGAGATCACCCAAACTGCTGGAGGCCCTCAAGCGATGACCAGAGACCTCGACCTGTTCACCCCCATCGGCCCACCGCCGGGCTGGGACCCCGGGGCCGCCACCGAGCGCATGTGGGCCCGAGCTCGGGGCGAGCGCCGCAGTTACGCCGAGCTCTTCGCCGCCATCCACTCCAACGACCCCGCCGAAATCGAGCGGGTGGCCACGGCCGAGCTCGAAGCGTGGGACCACCGCATCGCCGCCATCGGTGCGGTGGTGGTGGACCCGGTGACTGACCGTGACGTCGATGACGAGGAGTTGCGCCGCCTCGATGAGCTCGGCCCCGACCCGGTGCGCTCGGGGCAGCCGGTCGAGCGCTTCTGCCTATGGTGCGGGGCCGACTCCACGCCGCGTTACCTGTACTGCTCCGACGACTGCGTCGCCGCCTCGGTGGCCGAGCATCGCCGCACCCACCCCTCGAAGAATCGGCCGCCGGCATGACCCCTAACGCCGAATATGTGGGACGTTACTGCTGCACCAGCGATGACGATTGCTGGTGCGAAATGGGCGACCTGTATTGGGAACGTCTCGCTCAATGGGAACAGAACGAGGCGGCCGAACCCCTGCCACCTAACGACAGATCGGGGACGCCATGAGGTGGCAGCTGCGCCTCGATGTGGCCCTGGTGCTGGTGTTCGCCGCCTTGTGCTGGGGCATCGTGGCCGGCGCTAACCTGTTGTGACTTAAGTCATACCTAGGTGACGCATACTTCTGGCTTAAGTCAGATACAGTGGACTCATGGCAACCAACGCAACCACCAAAGCAACCCCATCCACCAACGCTCCCGCAGTCATCGAGCTCGGCGCCGACCTCTCCCCCGCCCTCAAAGCCATCGAGACCGCCTACCGGCTGTTTCAGAAGTCCTTCACCGATGCCCCCGACGTCACCATCGTTATCAAGCGCGACGAGCGGGCCTGGGGGCATACCACCATCGCCAAGGTCTGGGCGCCGGCCGGTGAGGCCATCCCGGTGGCCGACCGCTTCGAGATCATGATCTCAGGTGAGAACCTGCGCCGCGGCGCCGAGTTCGTGGCCGCCACCCTGCTGCACGAGGCCGCCCACGCCCGCAACCTCAACAAGGGCATTCTCGACACCGACACCAACGGCCGCCACAACAAGATCTTCAAGTGCACGGCCGAGGAGCACGGTCTGGCCTGCGAGTGCGACTCCTGGCACGGCTGGACGCTCACCACCCTCACCGACGAGGGCAAGGTGCGCTGGGCCAAGCTCATCAAGACCATCGCCACCGGCCTGGCCAAGGCGGCCGCTGCCGCTACTCCGACCATCGACCACCTGCCCCGCTCGACCCCCAAGGGCACCGAGGCCACCCCGCCGGTGACCCTGGTACCGGGCAAGACCGGCATAGCGGTGGCCCCGCCCAAGCGTGGCAACCGCAACCTGCTCAAGGCGGTGTGTGGCTGTGGCCACTCCATCCGGGTGAGCCAGGGGGTGCTGGATGCAGCCCAGCCCACCTGCCAGATCTGCGACCAGGCCTTCGAGGTGGTCGGCCGGTGAGGCCGTGAAGCACCCCGCCTATAACCGCTCGCAGTACCAGCGCAACCGAAGGGTGGTGCTGGCTGCGAGCGGTGGCCGTTGCTGGGTCAGGGGCTGCCTGGTGCCGGCCACCACCGCTGACCACGTGGTGCCACTGAGCGCCGGTGGCAGTAACGAGGTGGGCAATCTGAGGGCATGCTGCCCACGCCACAACTCCCAGGCCGGCGCTGCCATCACCAACGCCCGGCGCTCCCTGGGCCGCCGCAGTCGACGCTGGTAGACAGGTGGGTGGGATAGGGACCGGCTGGTGCACCGGCCTGGCAGGGCCCTGGTGAACCAACCGGACCCATCGCACGACCCCCCTGCCAGGGCAGTACCCCCACGCCACCGGCTGGGTGGAGAATCAACGACCCCTACCCGGGGGCCGGTAGGGGGCGGGGGGCAGTACCGGGGGGGGGCCGGTACGGCTGAGGCCCCGCCTCGAACCCCGGGGCGCGTTTTCCTGGGCGCCACCCCCTGGACATCACGCCCGCATGTTTTGTGTGCGAAGATGGGAAAAGTCCTGGTCAGAGCAGGTAAAGGAGCGACCAATGGCCACATATCGCAACCAAAGGGCGGCCGAGCGCACGATTACCGCGCTGCGCAATCTGGGGCGCCTGGAACCGGTCGATGACGGCACCCTGGCCGCCCTGCGCACCGTGTCGGCCGCCCTGGACGAGGTGGACGTGGCCAAGCACCCAGCAGCGGTGGCATCCTTGGCCCGCGTCCAACTGGCCGCGCTCAAGATGCTCAGAATGCAGGCCGACGATGACTCAGACACGCTTACGGACCTCCTCGCGAGCGTGTCCACCTCGGTGGGCGACGCCGAGGAGTCCTGAGCGCCTCAACCACGGGGGCCGCATCGCCCAGCTGGGAAAGACCCTCGGCCGCCCCTTGATGCCGTGGCAGGCCCAGGTGGTCAACGTGGCCACCGAGCTCATGCCCGATACCGGTCTACCGGCCTACCGGGAGGTGAGGGTCAAGGTCCCACGCCAGAGTGGCAAGACGCTCCTGATCTTGTTGGCCGAGCTCGACCGGGCCCTCTACTGGGGCCCGCTGCAGCGCATTTCCTATGCCGCCCAGGATCGCAACTGCAGCCGGCTCAAGTGGGAGGAGCAATGTGAGTTCCTGGCCACCAGCCCCCTGGCCGGCGCCATACGCATGTTCCGCCAGACCGGCCTGGAGCGCATGGTCATACCGGCCACCGGTTCGAGCATTTCCATATCGGCCTCGACTGAGACCAGTGGCCATGGGTTCTATCTCGACCTGGGGGTCATTGACGAGGCCTGGGCCCAGCATGACGAGCGCCTGGCCCAGGCCTACCGGCCGGCCATGCTCACCCGCCCCTCGGCTCAGATGTGGGTGCTGTCGACCGAGGGCACGGCAGAGTCCACCTTCTTCAACGACCGAGTGGACGATGGCCGAGCTCGGGCCGAGGCCGGGGCCACGAGCTCGGTGTGCTACTTCGAGTGGTCGGCCGGTGACGACGACGACCCCGACGACCCCGAGACTTGGTGGCGCTGCATGCCGGCGCTCGGGCGCACAGCCAGTCTGGAGACGGTGCAGGCCGACCACGACGCCCTCGACCCCGCCGACTTCGGGCGGGCCTACCTGAACCGCCGAGCTCCCGCCGGGCTCACCGTGATCCCTGTGGCCACCTGGGCCGCCCTGCGCCGGGCCGATTCCCAGCTTCGGGGCACGCCCTGCTTCGCCCTGGACGTCACCCCCGACCGCAGTCATGCCGCCATCGCCGCCGCCGGCTGGACGGCCGAGCGCAAGGCCCACGTGGAGGTGGTCGAGCACCGGCCCGGCACCGACTGGGTGGTCGGGCGCATGGCCGAGCTCTATCGGCGGTGGGCCGCCTGGCCGGTGGTGTTCGACCCAGGAGGCCCTGCAGGGTCGCTCAGTGTCGACCTGGCGGCCGCCATGGTCAAGGTGGACTCGGTATCAGGGCGAGAGTACGCGGGGGCCTGTGGGGCCTTCTATGACGCCGTGGTGGGCGCCAGCGTGGTCCACCTCGACCAGCCGGTCCTCAACGCTGCGGTGGGCGCCGCCCGCAAGCGGGTGCTGGGGGATGCCTGGGCCTGGGGCCGCCGCGGTGGTGCTGACGTAAGCCCGCTGGTAGCGGTGACCCTGGCCCGCTGGGGTCTGGTCAAGTCGGGTGAGGGGAGCATTCAGGTCCTGTGATCGACAATCATGGCGCCGGGCCCTCCGACCTGCGACGATGGGCCCCGGTGCTAATCCAGCTGCTCGGAGTGGCCGCCATGGCGGTGGGTTTCGGGCTGCTGGCCGTGTGGGCGGGGGTGGCCCTCGGGGGCCTGGGCCTGCTGGCCTTCGGCATCGCCGCCGAGGTGGGGTCCTGATGGGCCTGGCCCGCCTGCTGACCAGGAGCTCACCTAACCAGGCCTCGGCCTCGCGCTCCCCCGGGTGGTTGGGGCCAACCCAGTTCATGGCCGGGCCCGAGCAGACCTGGCCTCCTTCTTCGGTGCTGCCCCCGCCCTCGGAGTCCGACGCCCTGTCGGTGCCGGCCTTCTGGCGGGGCTGCGCCTACGTGGCCTCGACCATCGGCATGCTGCCCCGCCAGGTCTACCGGGGCACCGATGCCATTGACCCTCAACCGCCGGTGGTGGTGCAGCCCGACCCCAACCAGACCCCCATGGCCTACTGGGCCGGCCAGGCCGAAAGCCTGCTCTTGTACGGCAACGCCATCAACGTGATCACGGCCACCGACCGCAACGGGTGGCCCACCACCCTCAAGCCGATCCACCCCACCCTGGCCGCGGTGCGATTCACCGGTAACCCCATGGCGCCGACCATCGCCGCCTGGTACGTGGCCGGCCAGCTGTATGACCCCTCGGAGATCTGGCATGTGAAGTCCCACCTCGGGCGGGCTGGCTGGCCCCTGGGGCGAGGGATCATCGACACCGGCTCGGATGCCGTTGCCATGACCCTGGCCATGCAGTCCTATGGGGCGAACTACTTCAACTCCGGGGCCATGCCCACCGGGGTGCTCAAGGTCCACCGGCCCGAGGTGACCCAGGCCCAGGCCGACGAGGCCAAGACCAACTGGGTCAACAAGTACGCCGGCGCCCCGGGGGTGGCGGTGCTCAACGAGCTCACCGACTTCACCCCGGTGGCCTTCCGCCCGGTGGACTCCCAGATGGTCGAGTCCCGCCAGTACCAGCTGATCGAGGTGGCCCTGCTGTTCGGCATCCCACCCTCGAAGGTGGGGGCCAGCGTGAGCGGGGGCACATACAAGAATGCCGAAATGGAGGAGGTGCAGGCCCGTAACGATGCGGTGGCCCCCTGGACCCGGCTCCTCGAGGAGGCCGCCTCGCTCGAGCTCGTGCCCCGGGGCCAGCACGTGGAGTGGGACCTGAGCGCCAGTCTGCGCACCGACACCCTGAGCCTGTACCAGGCCTACCAGGCCGCCCTGGGGGGCCCGGGTCCGCAGTCCTCTTGGCTCCTGGTGGACGAGATCCGGGCCAAGGAGAATCTCGACCCCATGGCCATCGTGGCCGACGAGATCACGGCCGAGGTGAAGGCCGCCGGGGTCAAGCCGCCCACCGGTATGCCCCTCACCCCGCTACCGCCGGCCCTGGTGCCGGCGCCCAAGCCACCACCGCCACCGCCGGCCGCTGTTCCGACCGGGCAACCCGCTATGCCCAGGGTGGGAGGTGGCCCGGCGGTGGCAAACCCCCCGCCACCGGTGCCCGCCAACGGAAAGGGCTGACTTATGCCAGATATCGACCTGGAACCTCTGCACGCCTTGCGGGCCCAGTGGAGCGCCGCTGCCATCAACGATCTGCCCGACTCGGCCTTCCTGCTCATCCTGCCCGGGGGGACCAAGACCGGCGGGCGCACCGATGGGGCCCACCGCATGTTCCCGGTGCGGGGCCCTGATGGCAAGGTCGACCTGCCCCACCTGCGCAACGCCCTGGCCCGCATACCCCAGGCCTCGAACCTGACCGCCGGCCAACGGGCCACGGCCATGGCCAAGGCCAAGGATCTGGCCTCGGGCACCACCGTGTCGGGGCCCAAGGGCAGCTACGCCGGCGAGGCCGGCGATGGGCGCTCGCGCGGTTGGCACCCCACCGAGCGGCCGCTACCGCCCGAGGCCCTCGGCCTGCAGGTGCGCTCCTTCGCCCTGGTCATGGAGCTCCGCTCCGATGGGGACGGGCGCACCCTGTACGGGCGGGCCGTGCCCTATGGGGTGGTGGCCCAGGTGGCCAGCTTCCGAGAGCGCTTCCTGCCGGGGGTGTTCGGCCGCCAGGTGAGCTCGGGCCAGGTGGCCCAGGTCAAGCTGTACGACGGTCATCAGGACCGTATCGACCACGGCCACCCGGTGGGCAAGACCCTGAGCCTGGCCGAGCGCCCGGATGGCCTGTACGGGGAGTGGAGTTTGTTCGACACCACCCGCGGCAACGATGCCCTGAAGCTGGTGCAGGCCGGCGAGGTGACGGGCCTGTCGGTCGGGTTCAGCGCTAAGGGTGGGGGCAGTCACCGGGGCGAGGACGGGGTGATCGAGCGGGTGAGCGCCCACCTCGACCACGTGGCCCTGACCTCGGAACCGGTCTACGCCGAGGCCCAGGTGCTCGGGGTGCGCTCCCGCCTACCCGGGCTCGAAGCCGAACGCGACCGCTTACGCTTGCTCCTGTGAGATTCCGCCGCGGCGACTTGGTGCGCACGAGCGCCACCGTGCGCCCGGCGCGCTACGCCAACCGCCGCGGCCGCGTGGTGGTCGGGCGCCACGAGGGCGAGGTGGGAGTGCAGCTGGGCCGGTGGCACGAGAATGTCTGGTTTCTGCCCTCGGAGCTCACGCTTGAATCGCCGCAGGAGCCCCTCAGAGTCCCCAGGAGCCTCGCAACCCCCTGAGTGGCCCTGGTGCCCGGGGAAGTTCGTTGCGGGGCTCCTGGGGCCGTCTGTCCCGCTC